TGATGCAACAACTAAAGCAGATGCCGCACAAGCTGCTGCAATTTCTACTGCAAGTGCTGATGCGACTAGTAAAGCAGATCAAGCAGAAACAGACGCTAAAGCATATGCCGATCAGGTTGTTGCTGCAACTGTAGATGCTGCTCCTGCTGCTCTAGATACTCTTAATGAGTTGGCTGCTGCTTTGGGTGATGACGCAAACTTTGCATCTTCAGTAACTTCATCTATCGCAACTAAGGCAGATGATGCTGCAACTACTGCCGCACTTGCAACTAAGGCAGATGATGCTGCAACTACCGCTGCTCTTGCAACTAAGGCGGATGTTTCAAGTGTTTCTTCTATTGAGAATTTCCTGAATTATCAAAATGGTGCAACACAAACCTCAACTATTTCAGATCAACCAGAAAGTGCCTATAACCTAACAAAGGGTAGTCATTCAAGCCAAGGAAGCGAATTTGGTGAAAAACTCAAGGTTTCTAACGATTTCGTATTTGTCGGTGCTCCCGCCTCTAATATGCGTGTTGGTGCTTTATGGGTTTATCCAAAATCAGATATGTCGAATCCTGTCAGGATAGATTTCCCCGGCCTTAGCACTTGGCATGCAAATCATACACCTGAGTTTGGAGCCGTTTTTGAGTTTTCAGAGTCTAGTAAAATTCTTGCTGTAGGTACTCCAACTGGTAGTCCTTGGAATGATCCTAATTATGGTAGTACATACATAAACACTGGAGCAGTATGGTTTTTTGATCTTACTGATATTTCTAATGTCACTCTAACACATAGTTATATACCACAAAGTTCAAATTCAAATGTTGGTAGTAGTATCGCATATGATAACGGAAAGTGGTTTGCTGGTCATGCCAGTGGTAGTCAAAGTTTAGTAAGTGTTTTTGATGAAAATAGTTTAACGTCATCACCATCTGTCATAAACGAACCGACGGTATTCCCAACAGCTAACAATCATTTTGGTCGAGCTGTTTATGCTGGAAATGGTTATCTTTATGTTCCCGATCGTGAGGCTAAAAATGCTAATGGAGATCAACAGGGTGCAATGCATATTTATGATACATCGACTCTATCAAGGGTAACTTCTTTCTTATTTGAAGGTGCTGATTATAGTACAGCTGGCACTGTAACGTATAAATCTGGTTTTGTTGGTAATAATTTCGTTTATCCAGTTGGAACAACTATTCATGTCACTGAAATAGGAACTAGTAATCATATATCTTCTACAGTAGCGGACGTTTCTGGAACGACAGTAGATAATACCATGACAAGCAGTCACTTATGGTATGAGAATACTTCTGGAAAATTGGGTGCATATACTCTTTCTGATTTGACTACTCCAGCATATGAAATATCTAACTTCTTGCAGTATGGTAATACCTTAGTCTTTGATTCAACAACAAATGAACTTTATGTTGGTCAGGAAGCTTCAATTTCCGGTTACGCTGGTCAAGTTGGGGTATTCGAAATTTCTTCAGGGTTCACTTTAAAGTCTGACTTAGAGGCACTAATAACTGATAACACTTCTGCAATATCAACCGAAACATCTGAAAGAACTACTGCAATATCCACCTTACAAGGTGAAGTAAATGCTCTCAGTGGAACTGATACTACTCTTACTGCTAGTATAACGGCTAATGCTGATGCAATTACTGTTAACTCCAATGCAATCTCTGCTGAGACTACTGCAAGAGAAAGTGCTATAACATCTGCTATCTCGACTGCAAGTTCTGATGCAACGACTAAGGCAGATGCTGCTGAAGCGGATGCTATCGCAACTGCCTCTGCGGATGCAACTAGTAAAGCAAATGCTGCTCAATCAGCTGCTGTCTCTACTGCATCTTCTGATGCGACTGCGAAAGCGAATGCTGCACAGTCTGCCGCTGAAGCGACTGCTTCTGCGGATGCAACAACTAAAGCGGATGCTGCTCAAGCTGCCGCAGCTGTTGATGCAACGACTAAGTCGGATGCTGCACTTGTTTCTGCACAGACTTACGCAGACAATGCCGCATCAACTGCGGTTGCTAATGTAATTGATGCCGCTCCCGCTTCGTTGGATACACTCAACGAACTAGCTGCTGCACTAGGTGACGATGCGAACTTTGCATCTACTATGACTAATAGTCTTGCAACTAAGGCAAATACTGCCGATGTCGCAACTGCTGCTCAAGGTGTTAAGGCGGATAGTGCTTTACAACCTGGCGATGCAGTTGGTCTTACAGTAGACAACTCTGACAAGTTAGACGGTCAGCAGAGTTCACACTTCCGTATCGACATTTATGACATTAACGGTAACATCGTTAACTAATAAATTGTATAAATATAACAGGGTGTCACAACGTGGCACCCTAGTTATAAAATAGGAATAGGTTATATGATACCGAACAGTAAAGACGAATTGATGGATTACTGCTTGAGGTCTTTAGGACATCCAGTAGTAGAAGTAAATATTGATGACGACCAATTGGACGATAGAATTGATGAAGCCCTTCAGTGGTTTCGTGAACATCATCCAGACGGATCAAAAAGACAATATTTGTCACATCAACTAACACAGGATGATATTGATAACGGATACATCGATTTCGGTGTGGATGTCATGTCAGTTGTTAGGATGTTGCCCGTTAATACTGTACAAGGACAAACAAACTTCTTTGATATCAAGTATCAAATGATGTTAAATGATATCACAGATTTAAATAATTATGCCGGTGATATGGCATATTATGAACAAATGCAACAACATCTATCGTTGTTAGATATGAAACTTTCTGGTTTGCCAGAGATAACATTCGATAGACAGAACAATAGAGTAAACTTTTTCTTAAGTAAATCCAAGATTCCAGTTGGACAATATGTTGTTTTCGAAGTTTATGGAATGAGAACTCCTAACTCTGATTATGAATATAATTCATTGTGGAATCATAAATTTATTAAGTCATATTCTACAGCCCTTGTCAAAAGACAATGGGGAACTAATCTTATAAAGTTTGACGGTATGACACTGCCCGGCGGTGTTACAGTTAATGCTCGTCAGATATATGAGGATTCTCTACAAGACATCGAAAAGATTATGGAGAAGTTCCGAGAAGAGGAAGACGAAGGTCCGATCTTCTTTGTAGGTTAACATGGCCACTAATCGTTATATAAGTCAAAGAGTACGCAGCGAACAAAATCTGTATGAAGATTTGATTATAGAATCTATACAGTTTTACGGTCAAGATGTGTATTATCTCCCCAGAGAAATTGTTAATAGAGATCCTATCTTTATTGATGATGTACCTTCTCGTTTCTCAGATTCATACAAAGTCGAAATGTACATTGAAAACCAAGACGGTTTTGATGGAGAGGGTGATCTATTCACCAAATTTGGCATTGAATTGAGAGACCAAGCAACATTTGTTGTTGCTCGTAAGAGATGGCAATCCTTGATAGGAGACTATCTTGACTCACAGAAATTTAGACCTAGGGAGGGTGATTTAATATTCCTTCCTATGTCAGAATCTATCTTCCAGATAATGAAGGTAGAAACAGAAACTCCTTTCTACCAACTAAGTCAACTTCCGACGTTTAGGCTTCAGTGTGAGTTATTCGAATACAATGATGAAGATTTTGATACTGGTATAGAAGGTATTGATATTGTAGAACAGGAATCAGCATTTAAATATGAATTGGTGATGTCGGATTACTTATCTTCTTCGGCAGAATTATCTTCAGTTATTGATAGTGAAGGAAAGGTCACAGATTTGAATATTATAGAATCTGGAGAGAATTACACCACAGTTCCTACCGCAATATTCTCATCTCCATCAGATCCAGCTGGGGTAACAGCTGAGGTTACTCTAGAAATTTCTGATGGATCTGTTACTGGAGGAACAATAGAGAACCAAGGGAGTTTGTATGATACTGCACCTACGGTCACAGTATCGCCTCCAGTATCCGGTGGAGACTTCTTGGATGGTCAAGTACTAACTCAAGATAACGGAGAATACATTATCAAGGGTGAAGTTACTACTTGGAATAGTGATACTAAGACGTTATCTATCGCCCATACCGGAGCTACCGATGGTAAGTTCCATCTATGGACCACGACATCTCCGATAACAAGTGAGACTGCAAGTTGGATACCCACACAGATTAAAGAGATTCAGGACATACAGATAGAATCCCAAAATCAGATATTCGACGATTTCGAATCAGACTTCTTGGACTTTAGTGAGACTAATCCATTTGGAGACCCGTCATAATGTTTGGAACTCATTTTTATAATAAGAGAGTAAGAACTACAGTATCTATATTCGGATCTCTTTTTAACAACTTGCATGTCATAAGATCGAACGCATCTAATGAGGTAATATCTCAGGTGAAAGTTCCTTTGTCGTATGCTCCTAAGAGAAACTTCTTAGAAAGATTATCTTCCATGTCTAATGGGGAGGAGTCCGAACGAAGAATTGCGATGAAACTTCCGAGAATGTCATTTGAGATTGTTGATCTAGCTTACGACCCTATGCGACAACTTCCAAAGGTTAATGCATATAAAGAACCTCTCTCTTCTGATGCAACAAAGGCCAGAAAGGTTTATACCGGAGTTCCTTATAATATTCAGTTTCAATTAAATATATATGCCAAATCCCAAGACGATGCTTTACAAATAGTAGAACAAATCATACCTTACTTCGCTCCTCAATATAATTTGACAGTCAAACCTTTTTCAGATTATCCAGATGTCAAGGAAGATGTCCCTGTAGTTCTTCAAGGAATAACCTTCTCTGATGACTACGAAAGTGGTTTAGAACAGAGAAGGACCATAATCTATACTCTGGACTTTCAGATGAAAATAAACTTCTATGGTCCTGATCGAGACAGATCTGTAATTAGAGAGGTTAATACACCTTTGAGTATACTAACAGATTTACAAAACAACCTACCTCTTGAGACTATAAATATTACACCAGATCCTATTGGTGTAAGCCCTGACAGTGACTATGGATTTAATGTGAAATACTTGGATAATGATGGAAATGAAATCTGATAAAGAAAATAATATAGAAAATGATTATGAACATTCCAGAGATACATATTACGATTTAATCGAAAAGGGTCGAGAGTCTCTTGAGTTGATGATACAAGTTGCTAGAGAAAGTGAACACCCTAGAGCTTTTGAAGTGTTGTCTGGAATGATTAAGAATATTTCCGATGTTAATGATAAACTTATGGATCTGAATAAGAAACATAAAGACATCAACAAACCAGAAGAAAGCGTCAACGTTCTTCCAAACGGAACTACAAATAATAATGTTTTTATAGGTTCGACAACCGACTTACAGAGAATGTTGGGAAACCTAGATAATGAAGAAAGGGTGATTGAAGCAGAAGATGCAATCGACAGTTCTGGATCAAACGAAATCTAGTACCGCTGCACACTATCTTGGAAACCCCAACGTAAAACGTGACGGTGTACAAGAGGAGTGGACACAGAAGAAACTTCTAGAATATAAAAAGTGCATGGAAGATCCAGCGTACTTCGCTCGAACCTATGTTAAAATTATATCACTTGACAAAGGTCTAGTACCTTTCGATCTCTACGATTATCAAGAAGAGATGTTCGACCACTTTAATGATAATCGATTCTCTATTGTACTGGCGTGTCGTCAGTCAGGAAAATCTATAAGTTCCGTAGCATACCTTCTCTGGTATGCGTTATTTCATCCCGAAAAAACTATCGCAGTTCTCGCTAACAAAGGTGCTACCGCAAGAGAAATGCTTGCACGTGTGACACTTATGTTGGAGAATCTTCCCTTCTTTCTACAGCCGGGATGTAAAGCACTCAACAAGGGTTCTATAGAACTTAGTAACAACTCACGAATCATTGCAGCTGCAACTTCTGGTTCCTCTATTCGAGGTATGTCCGTAAATTTATTGTTTCTCGACGAGTTCGCATTTGTAGATAATGATGCAGAGTTCTACACTTCAACCTACCCAGTAGTATCCTCTGGTAGAAATACCAAGGTTATTATTACTTCTACCGCAAACGGCATAGGTAATGTCTTCGAGAGAATTTGGACAGGCGCAAAACAAAAAGTCAACGAGTACAAATCATTCGAAGTTAATTGGTGGGATGTGCCTGGCAGAGACGATAAGTGGAAGGAAGAAACAATTTCCAACACATCACAAATGCAATTTGATCAGGAGTTCGGTAATACCTTTTTCGGTACTGGTAACACTCTGGTCAAAGGAGACACTTTACTTAAGTTAAGGGCGAAGCCTTACAAAAGATCCCTAGAACAGGGAGACTTGTTAATATACAAAGATCCTATTAAGGATCATCAATACATCACTCTCGTAGATGTAGCACGAGGAAGAGGTCAGGATTTCAGTACGTTCAACGTAATCGATATAACGGTCCAACCCTTTCAACAGGTTGCGGTGTATCGCAATAATAGTATTTCTCCGATACTCTTTCCAAACATTATTTATAAGTATTCGATTCTCTACAATAACGCATACACGGTGGTTGAAGCTAACGATCAAGGTCAAGTAGTTTGTAACGGTTTGTACTACGAACTAGAATATGAGAACTTGCATACAGAGTCGGCTATTAAAGCCAATGCTTTAGGTATAGAGATGACAAGGAAGGTAAAAAGACTTGGATGTTCTGCGGTAAAAGATTTGTTGGAAAATAATAAATTAGATATTCACGACGAACAAACTATATCAGAAGTCTCAACCTTTACAGCCAAAGGGACCTCATATGAGGCTTCCAACGGAAATCATGATGATCTAATGA